CCCTACACGCTCTACCACATCAAAAAAATCACCATTGCTTGCGTGTTGTAAGGCACGGATGAGATATGCGTGTGGTGCTTGCGTGATAGCTGTTGAGAAGGATGCATATGAGCTGTTGCTACGCCTTTGACCTGTTTGATCAGTAAAGCTAGTAGGATAAACGGCTATTGTGGGTTTTATAAAAGGCTTACCAATCTCTGCTAACTCTTTGTTGATAAGGGTTCCAACTTCAGATTGTTTGGTTAAGCTAACTGGTGGAATGTAGTTATCTAATATGGACCAATTGGTGCAACTAGAAAGAAAAATCCCCAATAGGCAAAGTGATTTCAGTCGTGTTTCCATCTGCATCCGTAATTATTAAAGTTATAAAATCTCCGTCTGTTGAGTATTCAATGGTGTTGCCTTCTAACTCTAGTATTCCTGCTTCAGCAGGGGTTTCACCAAATAAGTTATCCACAAGCTGTCTGCTTAATTGTGCATAAATTCTACTCTCTAGGTTTCTAATAAATCTAGCAAGCGTAGTATTTTTTGCTTCTCTTTCTAAATCTTCTTGATACGCTTTGATTTCTGCTTTTATTGCTTCTTTTCTATTGAACTGTTGGTTTTCTATTGTTAACCAATGTGCGGAAGTTCCAACACCTGAAAAACTTGGATTCTTAAAAGTGTGAGTCATCTCATCAGCACTTGCAGAACCCATGAAAAATATTGTTAATACGATAAGCAATATGACACCTAGACTGAATCCCCAAATAATAAATTCAGTTATGAAATCAAGAATTTCATCTATCTTTGTCTTTTTCTTTTTTTTCATTTAGTTCTAAGACTGTATTCACTTTCTGCTGTAATCGTATCATATCTTGATCTAAGAGCCTTAATTGGTCTGTGAGCCTGATAATAGTTTTTTTCATTTCAGATACAGCAGGGTCAATAGTATTAGTAATTGTTTGCCAAACATAATAAACAAAATAGCCTAATCCAATAACCATGACTGATGTAAAACCAAACTTTTCAACTAACGCTACTATATCCATCAATCACGCCTAGCGTCTATCTTGCCATCCTCTACAAAGTTTTCTGCTCTTGCTATGCGGTCTAGGTCAGGTGGTAAATTTAAAGCACTAGACACGCTTGTATCTATCCTGATCATGTCGTTGTTCATAATTGATGCTCTTGTAATCAACATCTTTGTTATTGCTTGTACGCCTTTTATGTCATTTACTAGATTGCCCATAAGTTGTTTCATTATTAAGAATATAAAATATCCCATAATAAGACCGCCTGCTATAGGTAATCCGACCTTTTCTATTAGGTCAAAAGCTTGCATTATCTTACATTAACTAAAACTCTTGGGTGTAATTTTTGTATGTTGTGACCACCTGCCCAAGCAACTTTTAAGTTCACCAAGAAATCTTCTACTCTCCAAGTGGTTTCAAAGTCACCACCCCAAACAACCTCTTGGTTATTGAAGTCAAACTCCTCAACACCCTTCTTTAAAAGCTTCTCAGCTATTCTATAATTTCTTTTTTCATGTTTAGCTTGTAGAGGTCTTAAAGCCATTTCAACAATATTTGCATTAGCTTCATCAAGAGTAAAATTTGCTCTGTTGAATCTAATAGTTCCCACTAAATCTTTGTCAATACCTCTTTGTCTTGCAAGATTTTCTAGTGCAATCTGCTGATTGCTTCTGTTAATCATGATGCCACCCACATTAGTCATGGTGTATCCTTCAACTGGATTTTCTGCAAGGTTAATAACCATATCAGCAGTCTCTATAACATAGGCTGTTTCTTGTTTGATTTCTTGTGCATCAAGGTGAGCAAAGGCATTGCCAACTTGAGTATTTAATTTATTTAATTTATCCATATACCTATAATAACAAAATGTCATAAAATTGCAACCCATTTTGGAATGTTTTTTTTGCTATTTATCCTCACCTTTAAAGCTTTTACTTGCACCATTAGTTCCTGCATAAAGTCCAAACCATGCTGCGCCTGCACCAACAACTATTGATATAAGTCCACTTTGCTCAAAGGTTGGTGATTCTAAATCCATGAACCAAAAGGTAGTGAAGTAAAGTAGATACATATAGATGCTTAAGAATGCTCTAGGGAATATTCTCCAAGAGTCTACTGCCTGTGCTAAGAATATCCATCTTTGATGTGGGTTCTTTGTTGACTCATCTTCTAAGTCTCTGATCTTATCTTTGAGTTGACCGATCTCCTCTACCATAGCCATGAACTTATTAAGGTCCATTTCTACTTCGTTTCTATCCATGTCGCCTTGGAATCTTCCGTCATGTTGCATAATTATTCTCCTATGATGGTTCTGTTGGAAATACTACATCAGCATAGTTATCACTGTCTGTGTAGCTACTTGGTAAATCTCTAAGTGCTTGCCTGTAGGTTGTCCATTCGGCTTTCTTGCTATCTGATAAAGGGCTGTCAATTGCTACTGTCCAATCACAAGCTTGCAATAAATAAAGTCTGTTATTTCTTATTCTTTGAGTTGTGGTCAAGGTCTTGTCAGGTGTTTCTGCGTATATTGTCATGATTGTTTATTAAGATGTAATGCTGATATTCTTCTGTTAAATCCCCCAACATTAGGTGTTGTGTTATCTTGCGAAACTTGTCCTTGGAATTTAGCAGTATATGAGGTATTAGCATCTAAAGATATTTTTCCTGCCATGACTATAGGCTGTATAGCCAAAGCACCAGTTGGTGATGTATAGGCTGCAACTTGAGTGGAACCAATTAGCAGTTTTGTCTGTATTATTGTCAAACTGTTAAAAACACCACCTACCATGCAGTTACTTACGATTAAATATTCACCTGCTTCTGCTGTAGTAAATGTTACTGTAATTAAATCCGTAAAATTAGTAGAGAACCTGCCATCACCAAAAGTTGCAGTTGACTCACCACCATTTAGACCCATAGCAACAACGGCTCTAGTTCCTATCTCTGCTACAGTGATACCATTAGTTGTAATTTTTAAACCTGAACCATCTGCTGATAGAGTAGAGCCATTTAAATTAATTAATTGTGCATTAAGAAGACCAGTGGATATGTTTGATGCACTTAGATTGCTTACTGTAACTTCACTAGCATCAATAGTTCCTGCTGTGAGTGTTCCTAAGTTTCCAGTAATGGCTGCAAGTGTTGATACAGAAATTTTAGAAGCTGTTACAGCATCGGCTGCAAGCTCTTGTGTTGTTATAGTATCTGCAGCTATTTGTGTGGCTGTAATAGTATTTGCAGCAATTTTGGAAGCTGTCACAGCATTTGCATTAATCTTCTCTGATGTCACAGCATTCGCATTTATTTTGTCAGCGTTGACCGCATTGTCTAATAGCTTATTATTTGTTATAGCACCTGCAGCAATTACATCACCCTGTATAGCATCTACTGCAATCTTGGCATTAGTCACGGCATTTGCTGCAAGTTGTAATGTATCTATAGTTCCATCAGGAACGGCTTTGATAAAGTTGCCTGCTTCTGAGCTACTAAATGCTGAGTGTTGATCTGAGTGATTAACTGCCCTAACCCAAAAGTAATAAGTAGTGCCTGCTGTTAAGCCGTCTTGATCTCCAAACAATGTTGTAGATATTTTATTAGGCTCACCACCTATCGTGTCTACTAAATCTGTATCGTCTGTTGGTGTGCTGTTTGCTGTTTTTCTATATACCTTGACTGCTCTGAAATCTGATGAATTAGGGTTAGTCCAAGACACTAACATGTTAAGCCTGCCTGTCGTTACTGATAGGCTTGTAGGCGTTGCAGGTGCTGATGATGCTACAGCTATCGTTATGTTAACTGCATTGGTGTAAGTACTCGTTACTCCATTAAGGTCTATATGTCTTATCTTGACATTATATGTTTTGCCAACCACAACATTTGGTATTGCTGCCCTTGTTACTCTTTTGCCTACGGTAAAGTCAGATGTGTAGTTGCTGTCTGTACTTAATTTATAAGCAATCTCTGTGAGTGTTACCTTTTCACTAGTGTTGTTTGTCCAGTTAGCAAGAATCTCAACCTTGCTTGTAGTGCCGTCTATATTGTTTTGCTGAGAAAGAGAAAGGTTAGATGGTGGGCTAACAGCATAAGTACCTGTAGATACATCAGAGCCTTCTGCTTGACCTGTTGTGTAGTCATTGCTTGCAAAATCAAATACTGAAGATGCTATTTCTTTTAATTCTAATCTAGTGGCTAAGACTGGCACATCATCGGTCTGTAACAATTCCATGTTGGTTGATATGACTTCAAAAACCTTTTGTGTGTAATTTAATCTTTCATTTGTAAGATATACCCAATCGTTTGGCTGCAGGCGCATAAACTGTAAACTTACTAATGCTGAAAGAGTTGTGGTTTGTCTTTGGCTTTTTAAACCAATCCTGCCTAATCTCTGAGCCATTGTGTCTGTTACTGTGAATGGCAACTGTGTTTCCATCTGCTTCACATAATTTGCTGTAGATTCACCACTCGGTGTATCTTCGTTAAGAAATGTAGAATCTTGATAAACCTCTGCATCTGTAGAAGTGTAGTTAAGACTTGCATCAACATAAATTGGTTTTACAGAGTTATATAGATCACCTGAAGCTGAATTAGTTGATACCGCTATAGGTGATAACAACTCATCATCAGTAATAGTCAAGCTAGGTGTTTGTGAAGCACCTGCAAAGATTGTAAATTGTCCATTAACATATGACATTTTTCCTGCCATAGAGCTTAGTACACCTTCAAGCACACCATTGCCATTTGCAGTAAAATTAGTAAAACCATTTGCCGTATATCTTCTTTCTGTTGTTGAGCCATCAGCTAAAGTAACTTGTTGATCACAAGTGTTAGCTGCAGATGCAAATCCACCTGCATTAGTAGTGTCATTGATTTCTGATGATTTAGCTTTAAGACCATATGTTGTGTCGGTTAAATAATCTCTGATAATTAAAGCAGGATTTGATCTCTGTAAGTCTGTTGTTGCTTCTGCTCCTGTTCTTGGGTCATATACATTTTTTCCTTTTACCACAAAGGATGTCTGTGGAACCCCACCGCCAAATTTTTCTGCATCAAAAACCATTTGTATATATACATAAGCAACGCCTAAAAACTTATCTGTGCTTCCCATAGATACAGATTCACCATCCATAAACCCATTGACTGCCGTTTGATCACCTTTTTCAAAAGAATAACGAACCAATCTTCCATTGCCAAAATCGTTTTCATTTTCAGTGTTTGTAAATTCAGTATTTGTTACTGTGTGGACAGTAGAACCTGATATTGTTGATGTTGTCGTTGTAGTGTTGACATCATTGAGTCTGACTTGCGTAATATCTTCTATTTCGTGTCCTGCAACTGCAATTACCATATGAAGAATATTATTATCAGTTCCAGTTGTTTCTAAATGCACGATTGTCCCACCAACTCGGCATTCTCCATAAACAATCTGTCTTGGTGCTAGAGGGGCACGATTAGAAAACTTGGTTCCAAAGTTTGCGCTTGAAGCATTCATGCCTTTTGTTGTCATTTTTCCAATGACACTCGTCAGCAAGGTTGTTCCAAAGGTCACTGCTGCCATGCCTGCTGCTGTAAGTGCTCCTGCACCAGTCAGAAATAGTGTCCCTGTAGTGCCTGCAGCTACTCCTGAAAAACCTATTCCTACTGCCATAGCGGCGCCTAAAACAACAAACGCTGCTACTGCTGCCGCCTTAATTGCCTTAGCCATTAGTCAAATCTCCATACACGCAGAGCCATTTCATTCTCCACAACATTGATACCATCATCTGTAGGTGTAAGTATTCCAAAACCATTGCACATACCTACAAGGTGGGAATCATTTTGTTTATACACAACAAGATCACCACAGGTCATAAAGGCTTTATCTATTTCTCCAACGCCTTTTGCTTCGCAGGCTTTTTCTATGCTTGTTTCTAAATCACCACCATATGATGCTATGGCTTTCATTGCACTTTCTTCGTCATGCCATTTCAATTCTTCAGGTATTAAATCCTCACCAGTGATTTGTTTAATGATTGCGTTGCTAAACTTGCAACAATCATTTTTTCCCCACTCAAAAGGAAAGTCATTATTTTCAATAAAAGAATCAAACATGGATTGCCAATTAGGAAGTTTCTTCATCTTCCACCGTTTGATATATTTATTTCACCGCTATCTGTATCTTCTGATGTCGTCACAGAGTCGGAGCTTTTGCCCCAATTAATTTGTTTATCTTGCATGGATGCGACCCTGTTAAAACCAGTATCTCCTGAATGTAGAAAGTTTTGTGATTCTTTTGTGTATCTGAACCGTGATGGTCTGTCTAGGTCTACCAGTCTATTTTCTGCATCCACCGTCACTGTAGAGCCTTCAGGTGTGTCATTTATAACAAGGCTAGTCATTCTACCTTTGAACAAAGTAAGTGTTCCTGCGACCTCGTTAGTGCCACCCATGACATATCCAAGAAAAACTGTGATTGGTCTGTTCTGATAGTTTTCTGTCAAAGCATAATTTACTACCGTTGTGTCCATTCCTGATAGACCTATAACAATTCCATTTGACTTAAGCTCTGTGTTGTCTTCAGAATTACTAATTGTCAGAAGCGAACCAGTGCCAGTATATGTTTCTGAGTTTATAACCAAATCATCAATGCCTGACCATACAAGAATATCATCAGTGTCAAACTCTGCTTTGACTGCAAAGAATAAGGCTTGTTCGTCTGCTCCAAGACGATTAACAATAGAAGCATCTAAACCTTGCCTAGTTGCCATGTTAAATTACCTCAATACAAGAAAAACTAATGCCGTAGTTTGATATTCGGTCTGCTGACCAACTAACCTCATTAGATATGAGCCTAAATGTCCCTTTTGGGTTTGTGAACACTGTATAATTTCCATTTGCTAAATCTGATCTTAACTTCGGTTGTATAGCAACTCCGTAAAAATCTTTTGCACCATCTGCTGTAGCTGTTGCATCTTCCGTAACCATAACCAACTGAGAGGGGGTTCCTGTGGTGTTTGTTTCAGATTGTATCTGTAAGTAGTCACCCTTCTTAATCGTTCCACTAGCACCGTTTGTGGAAGCGAGAAGCGATAATCCAGTAGCACCCTTGACATTTGTTCTTACTTTACAGGTTGCAGTATTAGATTCTGTGGTCAATGTGCTTGATGTAACTACTACTGTTGCACTTGTTACTGTTGTTATTTTATGTGTACCATTGTTTTCTTCATTAGTTGCGCCTGTAACAACTATAAAATCTCCAACCTTTGCACTTCCAAAAGTAGAAGCACCTGCTGTTATAGTTGAGCCACTGAAAGAAAGAGTTACTGAGTTTGTACTTGTTCTATGATTGGATGTTAGAAATGCTGTGCTATATGTTCCTGTGTTTGTAAGGGCATCAGGGTCAGCAAATTTAAAGTGATTTACTGTTCCGTTTAGTTCTAAAAGGAAAGACTGCCATTCAACTGCTTGTGATCTTCGCATTGGTGGTAGGCTTACTTCTGCTGTCCAAAAGACACCATCAAATTCTTGAGTCTTAGTTTTACCAGTAAAAGGACTTACTGTTGTTCCTACTGTTCTTACAAGCGACCAGTTGCTTGTTGTGAAGTTTGGGCTTGCAGGCATTGATATTAATTTAGCCACCTTGTAATGCTCTCCTGAAATTGCCACCACGCATTGCAGCTTCTGCTACGGCACCTTTTGTGACATCAGCTATCTGTGGCATCATTTTTGTTACTTCTGCCCTGACTGTAGGTACTACGCCTGTAGCAAAGTTAACAGATTGATTGATCACGATAGGTGGTCCACCCCCCATAGCTTTATTGGTATTCATGTTGTTCATGACTGTTCCACCAGTGTTAGGCACAAACAATTCAGGACCACGCTCACCTACTAAGTAAGCTCCACCGCCTTGAACCGTACCACCACCTGCTTCTGCACCGCTTAATGTTGGCACACTAAAACCTTTAATCGGCATTAAGCCTGTTTTTCCAAATATTGCCATAAGTATTTCGTTGACAACAGCCATTTGTAAAAAGGTAGAAATTATCTGTGAAACAATATTTTTTGCAAAGTTTTTAAAGCTTTCTAAAGCATTTTGACCTTCAAGCAAGGAGTTAACAAAATCATTAGTAAACTGTAGTGATATTTGCTGTATAGCAGGAGCCAATACTTCTTCAAATGTTTTAGCGTTATCATTTGCTGCTGAGGTCATATCATCTAACGCTTTTGTAAGGTCAGTAGCACTCATAATTCCTATTTCTTCAAGTAGGAGCTTGTATTTTTCATATATTTCATTTACTCTTTTTTGACCAAACTCTAACAATTTACTGTTTCCCAAGAGGTCTTCTTGGTGCTTCTGAACCAGTCCTATAACGCTTGCCATCCTACCTTGTATCAGAATACTCTCCATTCTTTCGGCATTAATCTCTTCTTGAGTCATTGTCGCCTTTTGTAGAATTTCTCGTTGGTTTACTAACTCCTCGTTGAGATTCTTTGTTAGCTTTTTTGCATCCTCAGAACTAACTCCGACAGCCATTAAGCCCGCAGCAAATTCTTTTATCATGCCTAATGACCCAAACTTAAGACTTGAAAGGTCAATAGAATCTACAAACTTTTTGAAAGCACTATCTTCAGATGTATCTGCCAACAACTTAATTTGGTCAAGTATAGCTTGGATATTAGCTTTTGCAGCTCTAGCCCTCTCTGCCTGCATGGCATCAAAATCCATATCGGTTTTGAGCTTGGGTGCTTCTAGTGATATTCCCAATCCTGCTCCCCTTACTTCAGCCATTGCAATAGCCATGTTGTTCACTACACGCGAGGTTTGTTCAACCATAAATTTGAGTGCCATTCCCAAAGGTCCCATGAATATTTCGTTACCTAGATTCTTAAAGGCTATATTCATATTGGATATGGCTACAGATAAATTATCCATTTTGGCTACCATTGCACCACCAAACTGTTTCTCAAGAACATTGACCAAAGATTCAACAATTATTTGTGCGCCATCAGCAGTTTGTCCAAAATCTGCGAGCTCAAGTCTTGACAGCCCTAACTCATCCTTCAAACCTTTAAATACATCAATACCTCTATCGGCAAGCATGTTTAATTCCATTAAACCTAACGCACCTGCTTCTGCTCTTTGTACAACTCTTATAAGAGCTTCAAAAGCACCTCTTTGATCTACGGCAACGGAAGCGGTATCAGCAAAAACCTGCATCATTCTTGATGTGGGCTCTATTCCTACTGAACCTAATGATATGAATGCCTTAGTGACCGTATCTATTTGGAAAGGTGTGGTTTGAGCAAAGTTAAGTATTCTCTTGAATTGCTTGTCTCCTGCCTCTATAGAACCAAATACAGTATCAAGTGAATCTTTTAAATCTTCAAACTCCATTCCTGCTCTTGCAGAAAAACCTACCAACTTACCAAATCCGAGCACTACCGCGCCTATGGCTGCAGGACCTGCTAATCTCTTTAGCTGACCTGCTAAAAGACCTGCGCCTGCACCTGCACCTGCAAAACTTGCTGCTCCTGAAGAACCAGTCGTTTTAAGTTTACCTTTTATCTGATCAAGGTCTTTTTGCAGTTGCTTAGTGTCTGCCCTGATCTGTATTACGAGTTCGTCAATAGGTGTTGCCATCAGTCTGGGTATAACTCCATCATGTCACTAAGTTCGTCTTTGTTCATTGGCTCTGTGCTTTCAGACGCGTTAAATTTTTGAAAACCTTTTATAGCCAAATACATTTCATTCGGAGAAAGATTCCAAAAATCATCAGGGCGCATATTCATCATGCCAACACATATCATAAAAAAGTCTCCCCAAATAATAGGTGGCGTGTTTTCATCTACTCTAGTTCTTTTTTTTTATTTTCCTCGTCTGAGTTTGAATTATCGTTTAAGGTAGATACCAAGAGTTTGGCTACCTCTGTAGAAGCTATGACAATACCTACATCAGATATTATTTGCCCTACCTTTTTATCGTCAAAATCATTACCACCACCTCTTAGGGCATAGCGTAATACGACTAATAATGTTCTTATGCGAACTTTTGCTTCGCCAATTTGTGTTGCGAGTTCTAGTATTCCAGTATTTAGCTCATCCTCAATTTTGACAAGACTATCTATGGTTAATCTAGCTTTGTAGGTCTCAGCACCTAATGTTATTTCAATCTGTCCCTTTAGTGGGTTTGTCATCTGACTTCTCCTTTTTTGTACTTGCCATTGCAAGTGTTATTTTTAAAACATTATCTCTTTCATCTATCATAGATGATTTGACCTCAATATCTTTGCCATCAACATTTACGGTTTTACCTATAGGCATATTAGGAATATCTAATTGATCTCCCTGCATCATGCCCATGATAGAGCCTTTGTTGCCTTTTACTTCAACTTGCTTCCAAGCCATTATCTTAGACTGTTGCGAATGTTATGGCACCTGCGCTTTCAAAAGAAATACTGTATGTGACTTCTCCATTGAACTCACCTGCATAGTCAAGTGAAGTTATTTGAAATGCACCAGTAAAAGTTCCAAAGTCAGGAACCAAAAATTGATAATTGTCTTGACTATCAGCTAAAGCATTGGTTTTTACAGTTGTTTCTGATGCGCCATCTGTGAATACGCCACTACCTGAAACACTTACTGATTGTATTCCTGCTCCTGCTAAATAAGTTCTTTTACCTGATGAATCTTTGTTAGTTACATCAACTGATTCATTATTGACTGTTAGATTTGTTGATCTAAGCCCTGCTATTGTTGTGAAAGTCTCAGGTGAACCACCGTTACCGACTTTCATAAGCATTGCACTACCTTTTTGTGCTGCCATATTTTTCTCCTAAATACAGAGGGTAGTTATTCCTCTAATTAAAAAAACGGCATCTGCCACCTTATTACTTAGGTATTTGGTAGTTAATCAAGTACCTAATGTAATTGCACGAAATCTCATGACACCGTGCCGAGTTATCCCATCAGGGTCCCTCATTATGTCGCTGTATTCAAACCTTAAATTAATTAGATTTACACCAGTGACGGTTAAGCTTACATCATGCAATAAATCATGTATCTTGTCCATAATTTCCTTGGTTTCTTTTGAACCTTTGTATCTTGACCAAATATGGACATTTATAGTGGTTTCAGCACCAACTAAATTGTTTGTGCTGTAGTCTATAGCAGTTTCTTCACCCAAAGTGATAAAAGGGTAGCTATTGCCCTCTACAACCTCGTCATAGACACCACAAGAAAGCGTAGAGGTGATTGCAGACACATCAAGTGCTGAATAAATAGCAGATTGTAGAGCAAATTGACCAACACTCATTTTAGAATACCTTTTTTAAACATGGCTTGTATTTTTCTTTTATTTTTCATAAGAGCAGGTTGCATGAAAGGTCTTTCTGTCATGTTGACTGTGCCGAACTCTAAATGCTTGGAGTAAGGTGCTGCAGATATGATTTGACCTACGACCGTGCCGTTAGCCTTAACATCTACATTCATCGTAATGTTTTGACCTAAAAATCCAGTATCAGTAGCAGGTGGCTGATTTGGTGCTGATGCTCTATGTTCTACTCTAGGATTATATTTTTGATAAAGTTTACCTGTACCTGTATTTTTAATACTACTTTGTACTGTTGCTTCAACCATCATAGTGCCACGCGTCACAAATTCTTTTACTTTGTTGTCATCAAGTTTTTTCTTTAACTTTTTGTTAAATGCTTCTAAGTTAGATATTTTTAGATCAATCATATAGCCACGCCTTCTTCACAAAGCAATGTCAAAAATCTATCCCTTTCGTCAACATTAATAATGCCATTGACGGCAAAAGACCTGTTGCCATAGGCTATCTTGCTATTTGTATCTATGTTATTCATGTACCTTATGGTGATCTCATGCGTGACCTTTTCTTGTAGCATGCCCTGTCTATAAGTGCTGTTTGCGCTTTTTGGAACTATATTTGCGTAAACATGTGCAACGGTGTTGAAAGCTTGTGATAAGCCACCACCTGCATCTCTAGTATTGGTTGCTCGTTCAACCTTTACCTTGTAGCGCATCTTGCCGATACTGTTAGCCATACTAACCTATGCTCATTAGTGCAGAGGAACCCATCCCCCTATGAATAACATAAGGAGCGTACAATGAACGCAACATAGGGGGATACGGCAACTTAGCATCATACATATCACCTCTATGCTCATAGAGATAAGCTATATGCTGCAGAATACCAAGTCGCATGGGTTCAGGTACATTGTATTGTGTTGTGTAACCAGTGATATATTCAACTTCAATGGCATTTGCTACACGCAATGCAGTAGGGAATGTTTCACCAGTTCTTAAAACTATTCTTGCAGGCTCTCTTGCATTATCTAAGTAATACTTTGAAGCTGATAAGGTTGTTGCGGTATCTGCATCATCATATGTCTTAACATGCGTCACAGACACCACAGGTGATCGTGGTAAAACGATATAGTTTTTATAGTAGTTGAGGTAGGGTCCAGTCCTTGTTCCTTCCCATAGGGGGTTTTCTATGTCCTCAAAAGCATCTAAAAAAAGCGTTAATGTTTGTGTCATTAATGCTCTGCCAGTATGTTCCTCGCAGAATCTTCTAGCACTTTCTATATAAGGTCTAATGACCCTTTCATCAGTAGCATCATCAACCCTAAGATACTCTTTAACTTCTTGAAGCGTGACTGGTTCTTGTGATGGTTCTGTTTTAACTTTAAGCCCTGCCATGATTACCCCTGCATAAAATAAGTTCCAAC